GAAAAACATTATGGTTTTGCTAAAGTAAGAGATGCACAATATCATATGGCATTATATGAAATTATTGCTGAACTAAATAATCAACACGTTGCTATACTAAAAAAAAGACAGATAGCTTCTTCATATTTTCATATGGGGAAAATCATAAATCAATATTGGTTTGAAGAAGGATCAATATGTAAGATAGGTGCATCATTAAAAGATTACATTAATGATAAAGGTTCATGGAAGTTTTTAGAAGAGTATAAGACATTTCTTAATGAACATACTGCATGGTATAGACCCAGTAATCCAGAAAAGGTATTATTGTGGCAACAACAAATAGAAGTTAAAGTAAACAACAGAAAAACATCAAGAGGTCTTAAATCAAAGATTCAAGGTGCTTCTTTTGAAAAGAATGCTACCACAGGGGTAGGGGGTCCTTGTACCTATTTCTTTCATGAGGAAGCAGGTATTGCTAAAAACATGATGCAGACATATGAGTACCTGCGTCCTGCTATGTCTTCTGGTATGATGACAACAGGTCAATTTATAGCAGCAGGATCAGTAGGTGATTTAGAACAATGTGGTCCTTTAAAGGATATGATACTTAACCCAGGTGCTAATGATATATATGCTGTAGAAACCAATCTAATGGACGCTGATGGTACAATAGGTATGGCAGGGTTGTTTATACCAGAACAATGGTCTATGCCTCCTTATTTAGATGATTATGGTAATTCTGAAGTAGAAGAAGCAATAGTTGCTATTAAAGCTGAAAGAGCAAGATGGAAAAATGATTTAAGTGGTGAACAATACCAATTAAGAATATCTCAAAAACCTCTTAATATTGCTGAGGCATTTGCATACAGAAAAGAATCAGTTTTCCCACAAGGCATACTTAGTAAACAACTTAAAAAAATAGAGGAAAAAGAATATCCTTATGAGCTAATTGAGTTAGATAGAGATCAGTCAGGTATCATTGCTAAAAGAACTAAAAAATTACCTATATCAGAATTTCCAGTTAAAAAGAAACAAACAGATAAAACAGGTTCTATTGTAGTATGGGAAAGACCAGCAACTAAACGTCCAGAGTTTGGTGCATACTATGCATCTATTGACCCTGTGTCAGAAGGTAAAACAACTACATCAGATTCTTTATGTAGTATTTATGTTTATAAAAATGCTACAGAAGTTACTAGAGAATTGCCTGGTGGAGATGTAGAACAATTTATTGAAAAAGATAAAGTTGTTGCTGCATGGTGTGGAAGATTTGATGATATAAATAAAACACATGAAAGACTTGAATTAATTATTGAATGGTATAATGCTTGGACAATAGTAGAAAACAATATATCATTGTTTATTCAGCATATGATTGCTAGAAAAAAACAAAGATATTTAGTACCTAAACAACAAATATTATTTCTAAAAGATTTAGGATCAAATAGAACAGTATATCAAGAATATGGATGGAAGAATACTGGTACATTATTTAAAAGTCATTTAATATCTTATGCAATTGAGTTTTTGAGAGAAGTTATAGATGAAGAATTAGATGATGAAGGTAATGTTATGAGTAATACATTGGGTGTAGAAAGAATACCTGACCCAATGCTATTAAAAGAAATGCTTGCTTATTATCCTGGATTAAACGTGGATAGATTAGTAACCTTTGGTGCTTTGATTGCTTTTGTTAAAATACAACAGTCAAATAGAGGATATACCAAAAGACGTGAATCAGAGGGTAAATCTTTGGTAAATTCAGAAAAAATAAGTAAATTAAAGTATAGTCCGTTTAAGAACTTAGGTGGAAACAAAAGACAATCTAATCCAAGAATAAGAAGATCAGGCTTTAAAAATTATAAATAGATGAGAGTATTAAATGCAATGCAAATGAAGAATGGTGCCAAAGCTGAAAGCGGGCCTACATTCTCTAGCTTAACACAACCAACACAGTTTCTTCCTTATAAGAAAAAAACTGATGATTGGGCCGCATGGAATTTAGATTGGTTAGAATTACAGGGCATTGAATTTTTACGTGTTAACTCAAGAAGGCTATTAAAGAATTATAAATTAGCAAAAGGAGTAATAGATAAGTCTGATTATATAGTTGAGCCAGATAATGACTACAAGGATTTAATGGATACATTAACTCAAGAAAATGATTCAGCATTAGAGTTAAAGTTTTATCCAATTGTACCTAATGTAATAAATGTACTTACTGGTGAATTTGCAAAGAGATATTCTAAAGTACAGTTTAGAGCTGTAGATGATGCATCTTATAATGAGATGTTAGAACAAAAAAGATTGCAGATTGAAGAATCATTATTAGCTGATGCTGAAGCACAGTTAGTTCAGAGAATGATTAAGATGGGTATGGATCCTGCATCAGAAGAAGCTCAGAAACAATTAAATCCTGAATCAATAAAAACATTACCAGAAATAGAAGACTTCTTTAGTAAGTCTTATAGAAGTATGGTAGAAGAGTGGGCATCCCATCAACTTGCAGTAGATGAAGAAAGATTCAAAATGCAAGAACTTGAAGAAAGAGGGTTTCGTGATATGCTTATTGCAGATAGAGAATTCTGGCATTTTAGAATGTTGGAAGATGACTATGATGTAGAGCTTTGGAATCCAGTACTAACTTTCTATCAAAAATCACCAGACCAAAGATATATTGCTGATTCTAATTATGCTGGTAAAGTAGACTTAATGACTGTATCAGATGTAATAGATAGATATGGATATTTGATGGATGAAGCACAGCTTAAGTCATTACAAAAAATATATCCAGCTAGATCAGCACAATATCAAGTGAATGGTTATCAAAATGATGGAGCATACTATGATGCAACTAGATCTCATGAGTGGAATACAAACTCACCAGGTTTAGCATATAGACAATTTACTAGTAATTACCATAATGATCCTGCAAGAGGAGGAGATATACTAAGTCAAATCTTAGATGAGAATGAAGATATATCTATGTGGGGTGAAGGTAACTTAATGAGAGTTGCAACAATCTATTGGAAGACACAACGTAGAGTAGGTCATCTTACTAAAGTAGAATTAGACGGTGAGATCATTCAGGAAATTGTTGATGAAACATTTAAGATTACAAAGAAGGCAGTATATGATACGTCAATCTTTAAAAGCAAGACTAAAGAAAATTTATTAGAAGGAGAACATATTGACTGGATATGGATTAATGAAGTTTGGGGTGGTGTAAAAGTTGGACCAAATTTACCAGCAATGTGGCAATCTAACATGGGTGATAATATTAACCCAATTTATTTAGGTATAAATAGAAAGAAGCCTGGCAGACTACCATTTCAATTTAAAGGAAACACTAGCCTGTATGGTTGCAAGTTACCTGTTGAAGGTAGAGTTTTTTCTGATAGAAACACAAGATCTACTTCATTAGTTGATTTAATGAAAGCTTATCAAGTTGGGTACAATATGGTTAATAACCAAATTGCAGACATTCTGATAGATGAATTAGGAACGGTAATCATGTTTGATCAAAATGCTTTACCACGTCACTCTATGGGAGAAGACTGGGGTAAAAATAATTATGCTAAAGCATGGGTAGCAATGAAGGATTTTCAAATGTTACCTTTAGATACATCAATTACTAATACTGAGAATGCCACCAACTTCAATCACTACCAGACTCTAAACATGGAGCAAACTAGTAGATTAATGTCAAGAATACAATTGGCAAATTATTTTAAACAACAGTGCTTTGATGCTATAGGTATAAACCCACAACGTTTGGGAGGACCAGTATCAGCACAAACTGCAACAGGTGTTGTACAGGCTATGCAACAATCATATGCACAAACTGAAATGTATTTTGTACAGCATTCTGATCATCTAATGCCAAGAGTACATCAAATGAGAACTGATCTATCTCAATACTATCACAGTACAAATCCTAGTTTAAGACTTCAATACATCTCTACAGAGGCAGAGAAGGTTAATTTTGCTATCAATGGTACTGAACTATTACTTAGAGACTTTAATGTATTTGCAACTACTAAGACTAACCACAGAGCTATCTTAGAGAATTTAAAGCAAATGGCATTAACTAATAATACTACTGGTGCAAGTATTTATGAACTTGGTAATATTGTTAAGGCTGACTCAATTGCAGAAGTATCTGACATTCTTAAAGATTCTGAAACTAGAATCCAACAACAAAGACAACAAGATATGCAGCAACAACAGCAAATGCAAGAACAGCAATTGCAAGCTAAAGCTCAAGAAGAACAACAAAAACTTCAAGTTGAGATGTCTGAAAATGAAAAAGATAGACAGAATGATGTGTTACTAGCAGAGATTAGGTCTGCTGGATATGGTTCAATGGTTGATCTAAACCAGAATCAACAATCTGATTATCAAGATGCAATGAAAGAGATCAGAGAAACTACTCAATATAGAGAACAAATGAATATGAAGCGTGAAGAAAATGCTTCTAAGCAAAATATGGAAGGTAGTAGATTACAAGTTGAAAGAGAAAAAATAGCTGCTTCAAAACAAATAGCTGACACTAAACTTCAAATAGCAAAAGAAAACAAAAACAAGTATGATTTACCTAATAAAAAGAAGGATAAATAAGCGTTAGCTATATACTGCAATTTATTTTCATATTTAATAAAATTTTTTAAGTTTATCATGATGATAGTATAGAAAACTTTCTGTATATTATTTATGTAAAGAGTATTAATTATTAAAACCAACATAATTATGGCAACTGAAACACAGACTGTGAATAGTAAAGTAGAACAAGTAGACGTTAATTTAGATGAGATCTTCAATGCCGCTCCAAGTGGTGCTGATATGATTCAAGATGCAAAAGCTACTAGTCCTAAAAACATTTTTTCTGGATTAAATAAAAAGGCTGATATGTCTTTTGCAGATCCAGACATTACTGATGTAGATGATTTATCTGCTAAAGTAGAGGAGAAAGATGAAGAACCTAATGAAGAAGTAACTGCAGAAGCTACTGAAGAGAAAGTTGAAACTGAAAAAGCAGAAGACATTCTTGATTCATTAGATCCTAGTGCTGAACTAGAAGAAGATTCAGAAGAGGAAAAGAAAGAAACAAGAGGAAGAAAATCAATTAGTGGTATATCTGATGTATTCTCAAAATTAATTAAGGATGATAAAATTGTTCCTTTTGATGATGATAAAGATTTAAATGATTATACTGCTAAAGACTGGGAAGAGCTTATACAAGCTAATTTAGAGGAGAAGGCTAACCAGGTTAGA